CAACTCACCACTTAAATCAGTTTCATCTTCAAGTTCAACGATTTTAGACAAGTCAACTTCATGTAAGGTCTGCATTAATTCATCATACTTTTCTTTGGTACAATCTTCGAAAGGTGCCTGGATATAACTACCCCCATCATATGGTAATACCGATAGTCCATTGTAGTGGTCTCTATTTTCCCACATCCACTCACCTACTGCAGGCCATTCGTGTTCACGAATAGAAACTGTTGCAGATACGTTATGAGAATTACTACCACTTCTGTGACCTGGCTTAATCCAATCAACATGAACTTTCTTAACTCTTTCAAGAAGTTGAATCGGTGATTCATTTCTCAAAATAGAACCTTCTGGAGCTTTTTGAGGAATACCAATCACTGCAGTATCATGTGGTCTGAAGTATTCATCTTCAATAAGTTCAGGATGGTTTTCCTTGAGGTATGTATAAATTGATTCGTTCTTTCCAACCCTAACTCTTCTGATATAGTACTCATTATGCCAAGCATGAATTCCTGATGATGTACCAAGTGTCAACGAAGTTGTACCTGCTGGTTTAACCGTTGTCGTTCTAGCCGCAGGATTTATACCAAGAAGTTCAGCAACCCTTTTATTTTCTTCTTTAACAATTTTTGATGCTGCTTTCATGTCCAACTTCAAAACAGCACCTGACCCTATACCTGTCATTGACACCCCAATCAAAGCGTCTTTCTCAGTTGTTCTTTGCCAAATAGGTCTTAAATAATGGAAGTTAGTATAACCAGCTTGTAGCGTACCACAGAAAGCTGCAGCTCTAACTCTATCTTCATAGTCTTCTTGTGATACTACATTTGATACGTTCACCTCTGTTAAATTACAGAATTGGAATGGTCTCAATGCGATTTCACAACAAGGATTAGTTCCCCAATCTTTATCGTTAGTTAAGTAAATACCGGGTTCACCAGCTCCGCTTGCTTCAATTCTCTTCCAAAGGTCCATGAAGTAATCTTTTGTAATTTTGTGTCGGAGCAACACAGCTGAGTTATTAGCTCTACCTCTTTGTGGATTTGTTTCCCACCAAGCACCTGACTTACAACCAATCATTTCATCATCAGTTGCCGAGAACAATGAAATAAGTGCGGCTCTTCTGATACCACCAGCCAATACCGCATCTGCAATATGACAAACCATATCATGTACTTCGATAGCTCTTAATTTTTCACCATTTTCTTTAGCGTCCAAAATACCTTCAAGTTTAATGAGACATTCTTTCAATGGTTGAGGTCCAGGAGCCTTTCCACCTGAAGTAACAAGTCTTGCACCTTTTGGTCTGATGTCACTGAAATCAAATTCAATTTGTGAACCACCAAAGAAGTAAGATTTTACCAAAATTTTGACAGCGTCTGCCCATCCTTCAATAGAGTCAGCAACTAACCATCTTCTTTTTCTTTCTTTATTTGGTTTTAGAATTTCAGGAAGTGTTTCAACATGATGTTTTTGAACAGAATATCCTACACCCGTTCCACCTAACAACAAGAACATGATTTCAGAAAAAACTCTCCAATCATCAATTGGTGCGAAAGCGCAATTATAAATTCTGTTTGGTGAGATTTCAATTGGTTTACCTGCAAACTGCATTGACCTCATTGATGGGAGAACTTGTTTCTTAAAAACATACATGTAGTTCTCTCTTATTTCTTTTTCTAAATTTGGAAACTGCTTTATATGCATCTCCATGTTTCTTGTGACTAGTTCTTGCCACGTCTCTCTTCTGTTCAACTCAGGAATAAATTTTGCATACTTCATGTATACTGTAATATCACTGAGTATTCTGTTTGAAATGTCCATTTTTTATTTTTTTGGGATTATTTTTTTATAAAAATCAACGATTTTTTTAATAAATATGGTGTTGTGCCAGAAGCGAACCACATTTTTAATTAAAAATTATAAGTTTTTTTTGAAAAAAGTAGATATTTAGTTTGATGTGTTTTTATGTTGTTCTTTTTGTTTTCGTTTTTCTAAAAGCTCTCTAACTCTATCTCTATTTTTTTCTTCTTTTTGTTCTTCGAATCCTAAGAAGGTTACTGATGAATCAGTATCAATCTCTAACAATTCGTTATTGAATTTACAGTTCTCAAAAATTACTCCATCTTTTCCTAATCTAGATTTTGTAATTGCAATAGTTGCTAAATTCATTTCTTTTTGTTGTAGTGTTTTTGCAATTGATATAATTACATGTCCTACTTGTGCTTTTTTGATTGACCCACCCATTTGGTCTGTAGTCACCACTTCAGATGAAATTGATGACCTATTACCTTGAGTTGCAGTCCATCCTACTAAATTCAGTTCATGACACATTGCTTCAAATTGTCTCATAACGGAACCTTCACTTTTCCATTCGTCCTTATTTGGGTTTTCAGGTAGAACACAATCTATATAATCTATCAACACTAAATCTACTTTGATTCCATCTGCAATCATCTTTCTTACTTGGTTCTTAATCTGTAACATAGTAAGAGAATCAGATGGTAATTTTTTTAGTATGAGCCTATTGGACATTGTTTCTTTGATATTTTTTATCTTATCCATCACAATATCTTTACTCAAAACCAAATTATCGGGTTCAATTCCTGTCCACAACGTGAAGTGTTTTCTTTGGACAATTTTTGGATTGTCCTCAAAAAATATCTGTAGTACATTATAACCCATATTAAATGCTGTATTTGAAATCTTGGTAAGAACAGTTGTCTTTCCTACACCTGTTGGTGCTAGGATGACACCAATTTCTCCTTTTGCCAAACCACCTTTAAGAAGTCTATCAATACCTGATATTCCCATTGGGATAGGATGACGGAAATCTTCATCTAACACAGTCTCCAAATCTGAAAAAACATCTGACGTACCGTCTTGAGTTTGTCCAACTTGTAAAGCATCTCTAATCAAACCTTCAACTTTATCATAAGACTCAAAATCACCCTCGTTGATAATTTTTTGAGCTTTCTCCATAGCCTTTTGAAGTTCCTGTTGTTTACAAAACTTCAGACCTTTTTCTTGAACGAAGGTACACCCTTCAAGTGGAGCCGACTGAATTTGTTTGATTGTATCAAGAACAATTTTTGCAACAAGTTCTTGTTGTATTTCAGATTTAACTATCTGTTCTAATGTTTCAAATGATGGTGAGGACTCATACTTTTTATGATACTCTTTAACCATTTGAGTTATTATCTTGAAATACTTATTGTCAAAATATGAACTCTCGAGGACATCAATAATTGTGGTAGAGAAGGTCTTGTCTAGTATAATTTGGTTCAGTAGTTGCAGTTGGAATGTATTTCCAAGGTAATCGAAATTTTTGTTCATAATTGAATGACCTTCTTTTATTAAATAGTTACTTAGACAACTCGTATTCCAAAAATTCGAAACTTAATTCTGTATCTGAAAAGATGTCAGTTAGACCTTTAAGAATATCTTTAAGATATGGTCTTACATCAACAGTATACCTAACTTTTGGTGGGAATTTTTTTCCATCGAAAATTCTATGACAAATTGTCTGGTCTCCCAATTTAATAAAAAGGTTAAAATATTCGGGTCCATCAGTGAATGATGTCTCCATAACAGTTGGGTCGTGCATGATGGTTTCTTTATTATCCAACATGTAAACAACTGTTTTCATTTTCAAATCATACTGCAATGTTTCCGCGGTATTTTTGAAGAATTCATAAAGGTCAACAGAGTTTCTTGCTCTTGAGTTGAATCCTTTAACGTTGAAAAATCTTTGTACTACAATGTTTTCATTGAGTGTTAAAAGGAATTCCAACTTCGTTACGTCTTGTTCTTTCATTTTTTATTTTTTTGGTTATTAAATTTTTCTTTTTTCTTTTCTAATTAACTTCATAAAGGGTCTCAGGAAATTAACCCAAGCTTCATCATTCTTTGGTAAGAACTTAAACATTCCATCTTCTATCATCATCTTCATAAGATTTTTGTATCCTCTATCTGTAGGGTCAAAAACATCTGAATATATACTCGTCACAAGTTCTTTACCATCATCAGTAATCAGGGGATTTGCCAAATCAACGATTTTTTTGTTGAGTTCAAATAACTGTTCACCAAGTATACCATTTTTAGATTTACCAGTCAAAATATTAGTAAGGACTTTTGACTTTTTTTCTTGCATGATATTTCGAGCGTAGTCGAAGAATTCTTCGATTGTGCATAACTTTTCAGTCATTTCAGGGAATATTTTGGTAATTGTTTTTTCACCTAACCCTTCCACACCATCTATATTATCAGATTTGTCCCCCGTCAATATCTTGAAAAGGAGTACATTTTGGTGAGGTATTTCAATATCCCCCATTTTTATCTTATCACCATTTTTATAATACTTTTTTTGAACTGGTGAAAAAATTGTAACACTTTCTGATATTAATTGTGTTAAATCTTTATCCGCAGAAAATACTATAATTTTCTCGTCTACAGCAATTTTACAATAGTATGCTATTAAGTCATCGGCTTCATTATCTCTAATTTCAACCTGTCTTACAAAAACCTCCTCTAAGTATTGTTTAACTCTAACCTTTTGTTGCAAGTAAGCTTCGTACTTGTACTCAGCCATGGATTGCCTTCGATTAGCCTTGTATTGGGGATACAACGACTTTCTTGCAGATGAATTAGCGTCACCATCCCAAAATACAACCACTTTATCGTGATTATGTTCTTCTAAAAATTTTTTGAGAGTGTTGATAAAATGGAATACTCCCCCAACATGTTGATTCTCGTTGAAGTAATCTTTAGCTCCGTGAAATCCAATCTTAAATAAATTATCTCCGTCTACCAATAGTGTTTTTGTCACATACCTTTTTT